ACAAGCATATTAGTAACACTCCATCTAGCGAACGCAGCAGATTCTGCTTTCCATTGCTTAGTTGAGCGTTTGTTGCGGTGGGCAATAGTTCTTTTCGTAGCTTCTTTGCGAGCACTTTTCTTCAGACGCTTAATCTGCTCTGCTTTAAGTCTTCGCTTATACTTATCCCTACAGGTATCTTTGATATCTAGATATTCATCTACATCAATATTACCCGCCTGAGAATGCAGTATACGGGTGTTAGCTTCAGCCAACATTGCCCGAGAAGCAAATGACAGCAACGTAACAAATAGTACATACATGCTGCCAATAAAGGAAAAGAGGGTAGTACCAACTATAGTTCCTTTGGTTATTCCATAGTTGTAAAAAGTTGACAAAGAGTAATTTAGCCCCGTAGAGCCTGTAGCACCCTCATTGAAATTAGTGCGTACATTTTGGTTTGAAGCGAAAGATCCCTGGCTTGTCATTTTCCATTGGTATGAAGGTCGACAAGCACAAGGAACCGTTCGCGGAAAGCCCGCAAACAGGTTACCCTGGTGCTTCGACACAGCAGCTTTGCTCGAAACGGCACGAATGCAGTCTCGACTTACTTACGCGCTTCATTGGATGCTGTTCGCCGCAGGCAAGAGGCGACATCCTCGACGCATCGCTTGGCCAACTTATGGCCCATTGATTACTTCCAAACTTCGTAAGGTCGCGCGTGGGTTCATTACGTCCACTACAAGGGTTTTCGGTTGACGGCGACTACTGAGTCTCGTCTGTTGTTGAGTCCCCTTTCAGTGTCAAGTGACACATCATGGTAACTCGAAATTTGGCTTCGGCTTGGCAAAGCCGGCCTCCGGGTTTCTTATAAAGCCCTCCCCTTTCTGGGCTCATACAATCACACCTCCGCAGAAAATGCAATTGAGTTACGATGAGACATAAAGTACCACAGTAATTCTCAAAGGTTCGTTGATCACGAACTTTATATCTATCTAGAATTTTTATCCTTGATCTAGATTGCATAAGTAAAACAAGGTCTATATTTATAAAGCGCTTAGAAGCGCTGTAAGGCCAGCCTCGGATCACGAGACCATGAAGGGCCTGGTTAAACATTAACGTCTTTACTTCACATAAGACGTTCACACTAACCAACATAAAGTTGGAGAGGGTTAGTGCAAAATTTTTAGTGATATATCTCTCCTGTATCACTCCAGAACGTTAGTTTAAGGTCTTTCGTTCATTAATACAAGACCCCGTATATTTGAGTGCTCGGGAGCACCATGGGGGTTTGGTATATTAGTTTCACCTTACCATCAGTGACGGAGTTTCATCAAGTGTAGCCGAATTCGGCTCAGATGTCCTAGATTACCGATATAACATGCAAGAATCAACTTGCATGAAAACCGTTCTCCATTGATGAACACAAAAGCTAAAT